GGGTGAAGGCAGATGTGTAAACTGCGGTGCCGTTGACGATGCGAAGGTTTGATATATAACCGGGATAATATTGACCAACTGCGGGAAGTCCCCCTACCCACGGGCCCTGTGAGGTTGCCGCAAACGCATTGCTGTTTGTTACTGGCGTTGCTATTGATACACCATTCAAATACATGGATATTGAATTGGATGCGTTTCTAACAACAGCAAGGTGATACCAAGTTCCTGTTACAACGGTTTGCGCGGAGGAATCTAAAATAACCGTGTTGCCAATAGAAAATCTAAACACATTACCAGCGTCTGCTCTATATTGAACAGTCCATCCAGTGGTCGCGCCATTATAGTTGCTGACAAACGTATGAGCCCCGCTAAACCCTGTTGTGTTAAACCAAAATTCTACGGTAAACGGAGTTGAAGAAGCAAAATTAAACGCAGCGTTATAAGCGGCACTCAAATAATCACTAGACCCATTAAAAACCCCACTCCAATACCCACTAGGCTGATACGGCGTAAACGCTCCCTGCGTGGGTGTGCCGTTGCGGGTGATTGTAAAGTTATTAGTAGATGAGTCTAGGAATGTATTGTTCTGCTGACCGTTAGTGCTGGTAGTGTTCAGCAGTAACGGGACATACATAAAGTAAGGGTCGGTCACAACGGCAGAAACCGCTTGACCTGATTTAGATGCGGCAAACATTATGTGTAGTTCTGTCCTAATGTGCTTCCGAACCAGCTTGACCCATTAGAGAAAAAAGAAAATATATCTCGTTTGCTCGCGGTGCTGGTGACTGTTGGCGCTGTACCAGAAGGCCACGATACAGTTGACCAAGTAACCGTTCTACCTCCAGTAGCATCTTGGGACAAGATGATAATAAACGACTTACCCGCTACAGCCGTGGGCATCGTAATTGTGGCATTGCCCGTCAGCGTCAAGTTTTGAACTGTACCGTTAGCCAAGTTTAACGTGATTGCGGTACTGGTGTTGGCCGAATAAAGCGTTTCAACGTAGTTCGTGACCGTAGGGTTGGTCAACGTCATCGTGCCAGATGCCGCAGCTATCGTGCCAGTGGAACTAACAGTGATCGTGCTGTCTTGAAGGGTTGCTCCGCCGGTTCCATTGAACAGCGCAATCGCCCGGTCTGTTGAAGACACCGGCCCGGACATTGATCCGGCTTGAGCAACAAGACTCCAATTACCCGGCAATGACGGCGGCGCTGTACTGCTAGACGTGGCAACGGTACAAATATATGTTGAGCCACTATAGAAGACGTTGTCGTTGACTGCGTAGCTTGTGCCGCTTACCCAAGTCCCGCGCCAAGTAAAGCTTGTGCCGTTCGTACCATTGGTTCCGTTCGTTCCGTTGGTCCCGTTCGTGCCATTCGTCCCGGCTATCGCAAGCGCTGACCAATAACTTGTCGCCGTTGAAGGGTTCTGGTTAATTCCGGCCTGAATGCTGATATAGCTCGATCCGTTGTAGTAAACAACGTCGTTGACCGCATAGGTAGTAGCAGAAGACCACGTCCCCTTCCAAGTCATGCCTACCGCATAAGGGAGACTATTCCACGCGGTCGATCCGTTCCCTACCTTAAACCGGCCCGTATCCGTTTCAGCGCCGATCTCCCCAGCCGATAACGTCGGATTTGCACTTGTCCAAGCAGACGCAGTGCCGTTTCTCATCTGAATCTGGACAGCCATTACGGTGTTCCTCCATCAATTGCGGTAATGCCGCCATAATTACTTGTCGGTGTGCCGCCGTCCAAATTGGGACTACCTCCGCCACCTCCACCACTTTGCGTAACCCAAGACAACGTACCCGCGCCATTGGTAGATAACACTTGCGCCGACGTACCATCAATAGAAGGCAGAGTCCACGTCACGTTACTTGCTACCGTAGCAGGAGCCCTAAACGCTACATAATTGCTTGAATCGGCATCCGCAAACCTGACCGCCCCTTGCAGGCCAACTTGTATGTTAGAGCCATCCCAAGTGAAGTTTGCCGATCCGCCAAACGCACCAGAATTATTAAACTGGATCTGCGTGTTTGAACCACCCGGAGAACCACTGCCCCCCGTTGGCGCAGCCCACGTCGCCGTAGTACCGTTTGACGTTAGTACATAAGTGTTCGCGCCAATGCCTAATCTGGTCGCGCTATTGGTGCCGTTACCAATAATGATGTCGCCAGTCGTCGTGATCGGCGACAGCGCATTGAACCCCGCAGACGCCGTCGTCTGGCCAGTCCCGCCATTCGCAATCGCTACCGTTCCAGTTACGTTGGAGGCGGTCCCCGTCGTGTTCTGGTTCAACGTCGGAACATCAGCCGCCTGAATCACGGCCAACGTGGCGTTAGATCCATCCGACCTTAGATATCTACCAGATACCTGCGTCCCGGTAAGCGCATTGATCGCGCTCTGCTGGTTGATCTGCCCAGTGCCGCCGTTGGCAATGGCCACAGTACCCGTGACGTTTGATGCCGTCCCGGTCGTGTTCTGATTAAGCGTAGGAAAATCAGCAGCAACTGCAATGCTCAGCGCACCAGTGCTAGTCGTAGACTTTAGAATCCCCGTGGCCAAAGCCGACGTTCCGGGCGCGTAATCGGTCCCAGAGGACGCCGCAGACACAGCAGTACCGTTGCCCTTCAGCAGCCCGCTAACGCCCGTAGTGATCGTTATAGCCGGGGTTGTGGTGGCCGTTGCAACCGACCCATAGAACCCGTTGGCATTAACAACCGAAACGCTCGTGACGGTTCCAGAGCCGCCGCCAGCGGTATATTGAGGAATGTTAAGCGTGTTTCCAACAAAGGTAGCAGCGCCCGAAGTCCCGGTCGTGGTAAGCGTGATGGGAGCTTGGTAGTCCGTTCCTGCCGTTGCAGCAGTGAAGGCGCTGGTTCCGTTGCCTTTGAGGATCCCCGTCAGAGTGGTAGCGCCGGTGCCACCATAAGCAACCGTCAACGCACTTGCAAGCTGCAACCCAGTCGATGTGAGCTGCATCTTCCATGCGCCCTTCGCCTGAGTAAATCCACCCACATACCACTGATGCGCGTTTGCCGTGCCGTTGGAGTCCGTTGCGTAAACTAAATTGCCGGTCTTCCCCGCCGAACCAGACGCAAACAGATACGTCTCATTAGGGCCGGTTACAGTGTAGGCGGCATCAGCAAAGCCAGAACTCGTAATACCAAAGTCACCCCAACAAGACGAATCTGTTCCGTTATCCGGATAAACAACAAAGTCCGACGAAGCATTTACGCCGCTGTTGTCGTTGTGGGTGTAAGTCTGAATGTAGTTGGGCGAGCTTTGGATAAACGCCGCAATCGGATTGGTTAGCGCACCAATTGCAGTGCCGCCACCGACAAATAACGTAAATCCATCCCAAGTGAAATTGGCGCTAGCCCCAAAAGACCCGGATGCGTTGTACTGGATCTGCTTGTCACTACCAGCAGGAGTTCCACCACCGCTCGAATACTGCGGGATATTTAACGTATACCCGTTGAACGTCGCAGCGCCAGACGTCCCAGTGGTCGTCAACGTAATTGGAGACTGATAGTCGGTGTTAACCGTCGCAGCAGAGATCGCCGTGCCGTTACCCTTCAACACCCCGGTAACGGTCGTGGATAGCGTTATGTTCGGGGTTGTCGTTGAGTTGGCTACCGTACCCGCCAACCCATTCGCAGAGCTCACAGAGACGCTCTGAACCGTTCCAGTTCCGCTGGTAACAATCCAGTTAACGTCCGTCTCTCCGCCGTTAACAGCAAGAACCTTCCCGCCGTTTCCAACGTAACTAGGAAGAATATTTGTTCTCGCCCCGGCCGCGGTTGTTGCACTAGTTCCGCCACTCGCTATAGCAAGCGTGCCGCCCAGCGTAATGGTCCCAGACCCCGTTATAGGGCCGCCAGAGGTCGTTAACCCGGTCGCGCCACCCGACACATTCACCGACGAAACCGTTCCGCCACCGGTCCCGCCAATCGCAGACACCGCGGCCTTGACCGTCTGCCCGTTCTGAACGATCGGGACTAGCTCCGTACCCGAAAGTGGGGTTAGAGCCGCAGGCAACTGAGTGATTGTTACATTAGCCATTATGGTTGCAGCATTAAGCTATCCAAATTGCCATTGTTTTCAGGATTCTGCGTGTTCTGCTCTGGCGACAACACAAAATTACCATATCCGCCGGTAGTAAGATTGTTGTTTTCTACAGCAACACTCAAATCAGGGCGCGGGAACCGTATTGTAATCTTTTCCGTCTTCCTAGCGGGTAACCGATACGGATCAAACTGATCAGCACAATCCTGATCACAAACCTGCAAACCCGGAAAATTCGGGTCAGATCTCATCACAGAATGAAATCTCTTCATCTTACAGCGATCACAGACCGCTATTGCAAGATCAGAATTCCCACGAGTGTCGAGGAAAATTGGCATTACCGCGTGTAGACCGAAATATTCGGAGCTATCGAAATCGGAGACTTATCGCGCTCTTCAGCCTCAGCCAAAGCAAAATACTTCTCTGCTTGCGCCTCAAGATACTGAATTTTTCCTGAATCAACCCCCGGCAACTCCATCGCCATCTGGTGAGCCAGCATATTAACTATCGCCAAATACCAACGCTGCGGGATCTCTAGCTCATCTGTCAGCGCCCCAACATCCATAATCTGCCGGGAAAACCAAATCGTCATCTGAACAAACGGATCGCTAGGCACTGGCCATAATTCAATCTGACTAACCGGTACGGTTTTGTTAATCCAAAACTGAAAGGGCTGATTTGCCGTAAAATTTTTGTTTGGTAGATTGGTGTAGTCGTCTCGATTCAATCGAGCCATCGTAATTTCTGTTGAGTTATTTCCGAAGAACAACTCCCGAACGCTTAACGTCCCGCCATTCGTCATCCGAAGACGATAGTATTGACAATTTTGGCCGTTAACAATGTCATACCACAGCCATTCATTGTTAACCCACGTCTCTTCGCCGGGGGCGTAAAGCGTGCTCCAAGTAATCCCGTCTAAAGAATACTCAATCACAGCCGTAAACGTCCCCGACACCGCAGGCAAAATGCCTACAGATCCGATGTAATAGTTGTTTCCAGAGCCGTAATCAACGGAAATATTACCGTTTGCTGAGGTCTGAGTACAAGCCGTCAACGTATTGCTGTCAAAAGCATTAGCAACAATACCCCCGGCAGACGTCGCGTACCCACCGCCATCAGTAGGCGTTGGACGATTCATCCGCCGGTACAACGCATTCAGAACATCATTCGCACCAACAGGAAAGTCATAAATAGACTTGTTGGCCGTCAACCCATAGACCTTCTTCTGGATAGCCCAGTAGTTGATCCCCATGTTGATGATGTTCGAGAGCATGAAGTACAAAGACTCCCGTGCAGACTGCACTTGCTCTACCGTTAGCTCCTCAGCTAACTTACCTGCCCGTCTCGCGCCGTGGTCAATCAGCTTCTGAACATTGATTACCGTTCTGCCGACCGTTCCTGAATATGCCATCTCACCATCCCGGACAGTTCCAGCGTTTCATTGAGGCCCGAGACCGACTGCCTTTCTCGCTCTTTTCGGCCACCGGACCCATCCGGGCGCAGAACGAATCACGCCTTGAACCCCCTTGGGGTTGCGGTGCCTTGAGATTGGATCCGGTCTCTCTATTGTACTTTGCTCTGCCCTTTGCCGTAAGCCCTGCGCCCTGATCTGCAGGCAATTTCTCGCCGCGGCCAATAGCTAAACTAGGACCGCCATCCTTCATCTTTGCAGTCTTTGCAGACTCACGAAATGCCTGAGCAGTTGGCGCTCCCGGTGATCCGGGTTTGCGCATCTTCTCGCCAGAATCTTCGGCTATCCGCTGACGTTTAGCAGCAATGTTGGCGTACAACCCGCCGCCCTTCATCTTTGCTTCATCAGCCGCCGCAAATTCTTTACCGACAGACGTTGGGATCCCAACCTTCTTCGCAAACTTAGGGCTGTGAGCAACCGCCTCCATCAGGCGGTGCTGGGCTGGTGATTTGCTGGGCATTAGTCTGGGTTCTTGATGATTACGATGCTGAAGTTAGCAGACACACTTGATGACGTTGTTGCGCTTGCACGAACCTCAAGATCAGTTTTTTCTGGAAAACTTAATGGATAGTTCAACGGAATTGCAAAAGCACCGCCATTGGCACAACGACCTTGAAGGGTATTGTCAAATACACCGCCTAAAGGTCTGTTATACAAACCAATGTTTGTAAACGCATTGGCTGTGGTGCAACCCGTTGCTACTAAAAAGTCAAAAACATAACCCGTATAACCAGCAGGGACGGTATAGACACAAGCGGTTGAGCCACCATTGGCGGTATACGCTCCATAAACAGTGGCAGGGACGCCTGAAGTTACAGTCCCAACACCAGCATAGATATTGCCAGCCGCCGCACCGCCGGAACCTGCCGTATTGACCATTAGATGAAATACACGCAAGAAAGTAGCAGTTGTAGTAACGGCAGTTTGACCGCTCAACGAAACTGTTTCGCTAATTTGGTTGTAGTTTCCGTCAAGTCCAACAATTGTGGCGGTTCGTGCGCCAGTTCCAGCCGCAGTGTCGTTTGCGTCTGAACTTGAAATTTTCATAACAACTGCGCTTGCGGGGTACACATAAAGTGTACTTTCAGTCCATATGGTTTCATATGAAGTGCCTACAGCGCCGTTGTACCCAGATACCAACGTCTGCGAATGCCCGTCTACTTGTCCACGGGCAACTTGTAAATCAAACGGTTCAAACGCCCCCTGCCGGGTGGCTGAAGAATACGTTCCCATCCTAATCTCCAATAAAGACAGGGGCCGAAGCCCCTGCTTTTAACACGCGCCGCCAGCCTTCTTCATGAAGTTGCGAGAGGGACCGTACTTCTCATTACTGTCTTTTGTCGCAGCCTTCATGGTGGGTGCAAACTCAGCCTTGTTTTCTGCCCGTAGTTTGTTCACCGACACGTTTCCACCCTTTTTATAGGTGCCGGAAAGCATCGAGATTGCTACTGGCGCAGGCATGGGTTTACGCCCTTGCTTCATCTGCTCCGGACCGCCGTCGTTTTGTACGCGGCCGCCCTCAGCAAACTTTTTTGCGGCACCGCCCTTGCGGTATCCACCGCTGTTGGCTTTCATCACGCCGCCGGTAGCAAACCCACCCGCATTACCTTTCTTCACTTCGCCAGACTTGGCTGGTGAATTATCAGGCTTCGCAGAATGCATCTGAGTTTCGGCAAACGACCCAGAAGTGGTCTCGGAAACGATAGAACCGCCCTTGGCGTACTTCTTCATTGCCCCGCCCTTCTTGAAGCCGCCAGCGTTGCCCATGCTCACACCCTTGCCAGTAGCCGGCGCGTTGTCAGGCTTGGCCGTGTCAACGATCGTCGTCGCAGGCGATCCCGAAATCGACTCCGAGGGGATCGCGCCGCCAGAAGCGTACTTCCCTCCCTTCTTCAACTTCAGGTCCGTCCCTTTACCACCCTTATGCTCTTGCATATCGTGCTGCTTGAAGGCCTTCTTGATCATGGCCTTGTCTTGAGCCATATCAGACTTCCCACCTTCCTTCATGCCCATAGCGCGGGCTGCGGAACCCACAGGGCCGGCCATGGCAGGAGCCGCTGGCATACCCCTCATCGCGCGACGACGAGCCGCTAGAGACGGTGGCATAGGCGAAGTAGATGGAGCCATGCCGCCGCGAGCACCAACCGATGTCATCGCAGCACCCGGAGCAGGCATTCCGCCCAACCCGCCGGTTTGCATCTTCTTCTCTACCTTCCCACCCTTCTTGAGCTTCAGTTCAACCGTAGGCTCAGTGGTCTCCATCTTGACCATTGGTTTGAATTGACCCATCTCAGCCTCCTTTAGGCTTGTGTGACGCCAAGAGCGCCAGTGCGGGTTGCGTTGGGGCCGACTGCAATACCGGACAATGCAATGGTCATCACTGTACGAACAATACCGTCCGATGCAGTGGCGGGGACGTAGGTGCCGCGAACGTCACCAGTGGTAGTTGTGGCGGTGGCCATGTCCGCAGCAACAAAAGTACCCGCGTCTTGCGCCAACGTGCTATTGCTCTTGACACTAGTGACGTAAGCCACGTTAAACACGCGAACCGGCAACCCAAGTACATCGCTCGTTCCAACCACGGCGGCTGTTGCAGAACCTGCAATTGTCACGCCAGAAACTTGGAAAAAAGCCTTCTTGCCAGTAACAGCGGTGCCAGCGGTTGCGACGGTAATGACTTCGCTCATTGATTGACCGTAGTAGTCGTAACCACTGACAGTAAAAGCACGAGCAGTAGTAGAACAGTTCACCTTGATTGCGCGAGGCAAATCCAATTGAATAACAGTTGTTCCGTCAGTGCGGGTGACTGACTTTGCTGAAGTGCCAGCGGTTAACGTCAACGAGCCAGCGCCAGCAGGTGCTTGCGACGCGGCAATGTTGTTGGTCACGGCAGCTTGAGGGATTACGTCCCAAATGTAGACTCGACCAACAGGGCCAATACCCAAATCCATCGGGGAAGGGTCATCAAACGCAATGTTGCCATGCGCCGTCATCGTGGTGCTAGAGGCCGTTACCGACTGGTTAATTGTGTAAGTGCCAGTACCGCCAGTGCCCGTGCCAAACGCCGTGATGTAAGTACCATCAGTAACGCTTGATCCGTCAACGTACATACCCACAACGATGGGTGCGCCTTGCAACAACGCTGTCACAGTCAATGTCGTAGAAGACATCGAACCAGTAAAAATCGTGGTGTACGGACGAATACCCGTACCCATATAAGTCTGTGCTGGACCTAAAAACAGGTCGTCCGAGAACTGAGGCATGGTCTGCTCCTTGAAAAGTTTGACCCACCAAAAACAAAAACGGGGGGGTGATTAGCCCCCCACCGGATTAGACGCCCGGCGTACCGTACATGGCACGCGGATCGGTCCAGCCCACCTGATAACGCTCGGTGGCCTTGTAGCGCATCGAGTCGGTCTCGAAATCACCTTCCATGGTTTTCTCGAGCTTGCGACGCATCAGCAGCTTCATGCCTTCAGGTGCGTCGGTCTGCACCCACCATGCGCTTGCATTGGTGAGACGCGACAAAACAGCGGCACCCTCATCCAACAAGCCAATCGACTTGACGGGGTTGATGTCGTTGTTCGCCGTGCCAGTACGCAGAACCGACTTCAGCAGAACCTCGGCTTGGAACACGTTGCCCGGTGCAACCACCAGTTGACGTGGAACCAGACGAATCTTCTTGCCGTTGTTGTCCACAGCCTGACGGATCTGGATGAGCATCTGCTCAAGCGAGGTCTGCGACAGGTTAGCTGCAGTGGCCAACTGGTTGCTGAACGAGCCGTTAACAATCGGATGAGCGGTGTTGATCAGCGAAACGCCGTCGCCACCGACATACGAGCTGTTGAACGCACGGTTGAGCACGTTTGCCGACAGCGTCTCTTTGGTCTCAATCAGCGACTGAGCAAGGTGACGAGCGTAGACGTTACCGATACGGATGTGGTCGCCGTCCTCAACCAGCACTTTGGTCAACGCGAAGGCCAAGCCATACACGTTGTACACATAGCGCTGCAGGAACAGAACACCACCCTGCTGGTACGAAACCGGGGTTCCGTCTGGCAGTTGCGGTGCCGCGCCGAAACCGTACAGGACGGGCTCTTCGTGGTAGTTACGGGGGATACCGGTCTGCTCGCGGAAAACCCGCGACCACTCATCGGTACGTTGATCATAGACTCCGTCGAAGCACTCGTTGAGGATCGGCTCAACAATCGAACGAAAGTCCGTACTGCGCATTGGGGCTGCCATTTCTTACCCCTCCTTAGAATGCGTTGATGGTTGCAACGTACTGGCTGCGGCTCACTTGAACCTGAACAACCGTGTACGCATCGCCCCAAGCATTATCAACGCCGGGGGAAAGGTTGATGATTCGCATATCGCCAACAGCACCCGAGCCAGCAAGGCTGGTCGAGATGGTGCACTGCGACAGACCCGTGGTGGTTGAGCCAGCAGAAATGTTGGAAAAGTTTGCTTGATCACCAATTGAGGTCTGAGCCAAGCTACCGTCAGCCTGAATGTCGTAAACGATATTCGGGTCAGAGTAGTAGTAGGTCACTTCAGAACCAGTCTGATAAGACGTACCAGCCGTCCACTGATTGCTGATCTGACGGCGGCCCGTGGCGTCCGTCCACTCGTGGCCAGCGAAGGCACCCTGATAGGCGCTGCCAGCCGTTGCGGCAATGATGTTGCCAGAGGTGTTGAGTGCTACAGGCTGGCCTTTCAAAATGCCAGTGCTGTAACCCGAGGCGATTCCGCCAGCGAGCGCGATAGCTCGATCCAGACCAGAAGGATGGAACGAGGGGCGCAAGCCGAACGGAGCATTAGTTGCTGACATAGCAATACTCCTTTGTTAACCGGAAAACACCGGCGTTTTAACAG